TGACTGGAAAGCATCTCGTGTTGCGAGGTATCCTCGCAAACGTACTTACGCGAAGCGAAAGTACACTCCGAAATACGGCAAGAAGGGTTCGCGATTCTACTACTCGCGATACAACCCCAAATCTTACTACGTTCGTGGTTCCGCTGCGAATGTGAAGAGGTTTGGTTCAACTTTCCGTAAGGGAACCAAAACACAACAACTCGCGCGTAAGCGAGTTGGCTATTACGGACGTGGCAAATACGGTGCAGTTTCTGGTTACATGGGTCGCGGAATGTACACCGGAGTGAAGCGGGGTAACCAGCTTATTTCCGGTGGTGTTTCTAACACCCCGGTCATGAGGTCCACCGGTTACGATGGCTCTCTTATGGTGAGCCATCGCGAACTAGTTCAGGAGGTGTACGGCGCCGGCACGCCTCTTGCGGCCGGTCAGTCGGGACCTCCATCTGGGTTTGAAGTCACTACGTTGACTGTGAACCCCGGCCTGGAACGAGTGTTCCCGTGGTTGTCGCAGCTTGCTGCCAACTTCGAGGAATATGAGATTCATCAGTGTGTCTTTGAATACGAAGGCAGGAAGATGGTCGGCACGACCGATGAACTGACTATTCACGGTACCGTGACTGCGGCGCATAAGTTCAACTTTAAGGCGCAGGAGTTCCAGGACAAGCATGAGATGCAGAGCTATCCTCATGCCAACCAGGCGCAGGCTCATGAGAGCCTTGCGCATGGCGTTGAAGCCGACCCCGGCAAGATTGTCGGGGACGGTCACAAGTTTGTCCGTCTTGGCGGACTACTTGCTACCGACGATCAGCGTGATTTCGATCACTGCACCTTCAGCCTCGCGCAGAGCAACATTCCTGCTGAGCTCGCCGCTAAGGAAATCGGATGTTTGTATGTTGCGTACACTGTGAAGCTGATGAAGCCCAAGCTTCACGCTAACAGGGGTCTTGCCATCAAGACATTCAGGGCTGTCTGTTCTCCCGGTGTTACTCTTACTGCTGTTGCTGGCTCTAATGTTAATACTCTTGGCAGTTCATATGATGAACGTGCCGATGGCAGTACTACTGCACTTGCACCTTTTGCCAAGAATACTCTAGATATGATTGTCAAAAGGCAGATCTTGACTGGAGCTTCCGCCGATGACAATACCTTTGTGTTTCCTCCGAACGCCTCTGGTGTTTACAAAGTTGTCATTCGAGTGGAAGCAAACGCTGGAGACGTATTCACCGCTACTGGAAGCGCTAATTACAATGTTTCTACACTAACTGATGTCGTGTTCATTCAAGGACAGTTATCTACTGTTTCAGGAATGTTTGCTGCTGGTAGCGCTTCCAGCGCTGCTGCAGCCTTTGTCTCTCTTTCTTCTCCTGCTTCCTCTACCAACAATCGAAGAGCAACTCTTGAGTTTCTAATCAAAGTTAAACCTCAAGTTGGTGCAACTGAAAATGCTTTTGCTTTAAAAAGGATTGCTGACTCTGGAACTATTCTTCAGTCATCCATTGACATTACTGAGTACAACACCTTTGGCGAGGACGTGCCTACTATTGGACGCTGAATTCCTGGCAGGGCGTTAGGCGGCCTGCCAGCGCCTGAGCCAACAGAATTTGGCGCAATACCTGTGGCACCTTCGTCCGATCCAATCCAATCGAATTCTTCGTACAACACAACGTTTCCATATTGTTGTTCACATGATGCTCTCAGCATTGGAACAGCAGTCACTGCTGGTACTGCATATGATATCAATTCATCCAATGCAACATCAAACCATAATCAATGCGGCGGATTTATGTTTGAAATCCGCGCAAAGAAAAACATGCGGATAGACTATATGTTTTATCAGCATTGGATGACATCTTCCAGTTCAGTACCAACAATGGTCAACCTTTATCGTTATCATGGAGACGGAAACGGTTGTCCTGGTAGTATTATTGGGCAAAATTTGACTTTGAACGGTGTACCATATGAAATATCACCATCGTTATGGACACGAGTTGGTGGGAGTGCTTCTGGGCAGTCCCAAACAACACCACAACCAAATGGATTCACATGTACATTTGCCAACAATGCATCTAATACTGCATTCGACACTTCAACAAAGACTTTCTCAATCTCAAACAATTTGAGTGCCGGAGAGGAAGCAAGGCATATATGTGCTGGTGAAACAGCCACTTTCTACATTAACGGCGTAGGTACAAGGTTGGCATGTGGCAGATTGTTGAGCCAACCATCACCTTACGTATCAACTGCAGATATGGATATCGGTTGGTGCGCACGCTTACATCACGGATCTATCGCGGAAGGTAGATGGGATATAGGCGATGCAGTTGACCAAACAATCGTTGGTGGTAGATCTCCGTTTGGACAACCATTTATTGCCAATTCGGCTTATGGATATCTGAATCCCAATACCACTACAAATCCCGCTTACAGAACAACTGGCACATTTTGCGATCCATCATACTTACGTGTTGAGGCAACAACCATGGTTTGATCACAATTAAGCGCGCAATGACGCAAAACGAATTTAAAAACGACGAGGATATGAC